TAATGCACTATGAGGAAGTACTCACTCCCGTTCTATTTGTCGTCAAGCTTGGGCCTGACTGCTATAAAGATACCACTCGGTTCCCTAGCGGCCCGAGTTGCAAGGAAGGTGATTTCATCATCGTCCGACCAAATTCAGGCACCCGTCTGAAGATTCATGGCCGTGAATTCCGCATCCTCAATGATGATTCGGTTGAAGCAGTTGTGGAAGATCCCCGTGGAATTACACGTGCAGCATAAGGAGTAATCAATGGCACAAACTGAGTTTAAAGATGACTTCAAGTTTCCTCATGAAGCAGAAGAGGAAGCTAAGGGTAAACCCGAAGCAGAAGAGGATGATGGTGGATTTGAAGTAGAAATTGAGGACGACACTCCTCGTAGGGATCGTGGCCGCAAGCCCGATGAAACACCACCCGAAGATCCTACTGAAGATGAACTATCCGAATACGATGAAAAAGTTCAATCGCGTTTAAAGAAATTTACACGTGGATACCATGATGAGCGCCGTGCAAAGGAAGAAGCACTGCGTGAACGCGAGGCGGCTGAAAAGCTGGCCAAGCAATTGTGGGATCAAAACCGCAAGCTACAAGAACAAGTATCGCTTGGGTCAAGAGCGTACATTGAGCAGTCAAAGAGTTCCGCAGAGATGGAATTTGAGAACGCTAAGAAGAAGTACAAGGAAGCTTATGAGTCCGGAGATTCTGATGCTGTGGTAGATGCACAGGCAGAAGTTTCACGGGCAACACTGAATTTAGACAAAGTTCAGAACATGAGGCCTTTACAAGTCGAAGAAAATGATGTACAAATACCACAACGTAGTACAAATCAACCTTCTGTTACCCCAAAAGATCAAAGTTGGATGCAGAAAAACACTTGGTTTGGTACCGATCCTGAAATGACAGCATCCGCCCTCGGGTTGCATCAAAAGCTGGCTAAGGAACACGGTGCTAACTTTGTGGGTTCTGATGAATACTACAAACGAGTAGACGCTACAATGCGTCGACGATTTCCTGAGTACTATGACGGTGCTCAGAGCTATGAAGATGATGCTCCTTCGAAAAAGGCATCAGAACCGGCTTACGAGGATGAACCTCCGCGCCGTGCAACAAAACCCGCTACTGTTGTGGCTCCGGCCTCACGTAGCACTCCGCCTAATCGTATTAGGCTGAAGGCATCCGAAGCAGCGATCGCTCGCCGTCTTGGGGTTCCTTTGGAAGAATACGCTAAACAGGTTGCTCAACTTAAAAGAGGTTAATTATGGATCAAGTTTTATCGTCTGGAAAGACACAAAATCGCGCTTCACGTGAACTAGACACTCGGGAAACATTTGCTCGCCCAGCGGCGTGGCGTCCTCCTGAGACATTGCCTATGCCTGACGACCGTCCCGGTTGGACTCATAGGTATGTACGTACTAGTACTATGGGAACTGCTGATCCAAGCAACATCTCTTCAAAGTTACGCGAAGGATACGAACCCTGCAAAGCAGAAGAATATCCCGAGCTCATGGTGCACGCTTCCACTGAAGGTCGCTTTAAAGGCAACATTGAAGTGGGCGGTTTATTGCTCTGCCGTATTCCAACCGAGTTCATGGCTCAACGAGCCAAGCACTACGAGAACCTAAACAAGTCTCAGGTGGATTCAGTGGACAATAATTTCCTTCGTGAAAATGATCCTAGGATGCCTCTTTTCTCAGAGAAGAGAACCAAGGTCACTTTCGGTTCTGGTACTTAAAATTTAGGAGTCCTTTATGGCTTATCCCATCATCGACGCCCCTTACGGCGTCAAGCCGGTCAATCTGATCGGTGGACAGGTATTTTCCGGCTCAACCCGAAATCTGCCTATTTCTTACAACTATGCCACGCCCATTTATTATGGTGACTTGGTTACGTTGGGTACAACTGGTTCTGACGCTGGCTACATTACTGTTACCAACGTTAGCACTAGCTTGGTATTGAAAAATACCGTTGGCGTGTTCTTAGGTTGCTACTACACAAACCCAACTACAAAGCAACGTCAGTACGCTCAGTACTATCCCGGCAACGTTCTTGCTGGCGACATTACTGCAATCGTTGCTGATGATCCTGACCAAGTGTTCAAGATGGCTGTGGTAGCTGCTGCTTCCACTACAACTATCTCTTCAATGCCATCAGCAATGGTTGGCTTGAACGCAGTGTTGAACACTCCTGTTGGTAGCGCTGCTACTGGTAACTCTGGTGCTGGTTTGGTTGCTGCTAACACAACAACCGTTGTCGGTTCTGGCGGTGCCTTCCGTATCTTGAACTTGGTTCCTGATACACAGATCAGCACTTCTGCAGTCTTTGTAAGCACTACTACGACATCGTTCGTTGTGTCTGGCCTTACTGTTGGTCAAGTCATTCCTAAAGGTACTGACGTATTCCAATTGGTTAATGGTCAATTGCAGCAATTGGGTGTTGGCGCAAGCTTGTCCGCCGCGACTACTGTGACCACAACCGGTAACACTACACTGACTATCAGTGCTGCTGTTACTACCACACCTACTGCTGGTGCAACGATCGCCTTGGTTCAATCTCCAGAAGTTCTGGTTAAGTTGAACTTCGGCGTTCACAACTATTACGCTGCTTAAGGAGTAACTTACCATGGCAATTTCACGCGCACAACTACTTAAAGAGTTGCTCCCCGGTCTGAACGCTTTGTTCGGTATGGAATACGCACGCTACGGCGAAGAGCACAAAGAGATCTACGAAACAGAGACCTCTGAGCGTTCTTTCGAAGAAGAGACCAAGCTGTCTGGTTTCTCTGCTGCACCTGTTAAGAACGAGGGCTCTGCCATCGCTTATGACAATGCACAGGAAGCATGGACAACTCGCTACAACCACGAAACCATCGCTCTTGGCTTCTCCATCACTGAAGAAGCTGTGGAAGATAACTTGTATGACTCCTTGTCTGCTCGTTACACCAAAGCATTGGCTCGTGCTATGGCTTACACCAAGCAGGTTAAAGCTGCCGCCGTTATCAACAACGGTTTCAGCGCAGCCTATCCCGGTGGTGACGGTGTTGCTTTGTACAGCACTCAACACCCCTTGGTTTCTGGTGGCTATAACAGCAACCGTCCTTCTACAGCCGCTGACTTGAACGAGACTTCTTTGGAAGCCGCCGTTATTCAAATCGCTGCTTGGACAGACGAGCGTGGTCTTTTGATCGCTGCTAAACCTAAGAAGTTGATTGTTCCCCCAGCTCTGCAATTCGTTGCTACTCGTTTGTTGGAAACCAGCCTCCGCGTTGGCACAACTGACAACGATATCAATGCGTTGAAGAACAACGGTTCAATCCCTGAAGGCTACACCATTAACCACTACCTGACCGACACAAACGGCTGGTATTTGACTACTGATGTACCTAACGGTCTGAAGCATTTCATCCGCTCTCCTTTGGAGAACAAGATGGACGGTGACTTCGACACAGGTAACGTTCGTTACAAAGCCCGCGAGCGTTATTCGTTCGGCTGGTCTGATCCATTGGGTACCTTCGGTTCACCCGGTTCAGCCTAATATTTCTTCGAAAATATGTGAAGGGGGCCTTGTGCCCCCTTTTCTTTTGGTGTATATTGACTTTAATCCGGGCTTTCCGGTGCATCAAACAGTCCCGGCTGACGACATACAGATTGATGCACTTAACTTGTATGTAAGGACACATATCATGGGATTCGCATCACACCTTGGCCCTTGGCTGCTCGGCACTGTTAAAAACACTACTGGCACTACTGCTGGCACAATCCGTAACATGGGCGCAACTGTTGTTACACAGACTGGCGTTACTACTGTTAACGACACCACGGCTGTTACAGAGTTTGTCTTGCCTGCTGGCGCACAAATTTTGGAATTCTTCGTAGACATTACCACTGCTTACGCTGGTACTACAGGTAATACCATCACCATCCAAACTGCTGCTGGTTCCTCTTTGGCTACTGTTGGCGGTGCTACCACTACACCTTTGGCTGTTGGCCGCGCAACTACAACTGTTACAGGCGCGCAGATCGCTACGTATCTGAATGTTGGCGCAACTGACTTGGTCATCCAAGCAATCTACGCTTGCGCTGGTACAGCCAGCGGCGGCGCTGCTACGATTACATGCGTATACGTCGTTAAAGGCTCTGATGGCGCTGCTAACCCCAGCCAAGTCTAATTAGTCTAGGGGGCTTCGGCCCCATTTTTAAGGAGATTAATTATGATGCAGACAGACGTTAAAGCAGGACATAGAGACACTAGCGGTGTTGTTTATGTTGGTCGTACTCGTGTTAGAGGTTATCAAGTTGCTCCGGGCGGTACTGCCGGAGAAATCCAATTTTGGGATAACGCCACTACTAATGCTGGAAAAGAACTAATAACCATAAACATCACTACAAACGCTGCTGTTATTGCCACTTTAATTCCCGGCGAAGGCATTTTGTTTGAAAACGGCGTTTATGTAGTTTTGCCCGCTAGTGCAGCCATTACGGTGTTCTATGGCTAAGAGCCCAGCATGGCAGAGGAAAGAGGGCAAGAATCCCAAGGGTGGCTTGAACGCCAAGGGACGCGCCTCCGCGAAAAAGCAAGGCATGAACTTGAAACCTCCCCAGCCAGAAGGCGGCTCCCGGCGCGACTCTTTTTGTGCGAGGATGGAAGGGATGAAAAAGAAATTGACGTCCCCAAAGACCGCCAAAGACCCAGACTCACGCATAAACAAATCACTTAGAGCATGGAAATGCTAGATTTAAACACCGCATGGTCTGCCGTTCTATCCCTAGTGATGGGGTTGTTTGGCTACATGATGAATGAAAAATTCAGGGAACTTGCTCGTATTAGCATTCTTCTGAACAAAACCCGTGAGGAGGTTGCCCGTGATAACGTTACTCAAGCAGAAGTGGATCGCATTACGAACCACATTGACCAGCGCTTTAACAAACTTGAAGCAAAAATTGACCAACTTATTCAAGCGGGGCGATGATGCCAGCAAAAAGTGAAAAGCAAAAGCAATTCATGGATGCAGCGGCTCATAACCCAAAGTTTGCAAAAGCTGCAGGTATACCGGTTTCAGTTGCAAAAGAGTTTAGTGGAGCAAGTAAAGGTATGAAGTTTGGTAAGGGTTCAGATACATCCCGTGCTGACCTTCAAAAAGTTAACAAACCCAAGACACTTCATGGCAAGATGTCAATCATGAAAGAAGGTGGTGATACTATGGCTACAAAGAAAATGAACATGGGCGGATATTCCAGCGGCGGCGCTATGCCCATGAAAGACGGTAAACCCGCTTTTATTGGCGACGGCAAAGGCGCAATGAAAAAAGGCGGCATGGCTAAAGCAGACATGAAGCAAGACAAGTCCATGATGCAAAAGGCGGTGAACAAACACGAAGGCCGTTTGCACAAAGGTCAGCCTATGACTAAGTTGGCTGGTGGCGGTACGTTCCGTGCCGCTGCTAACGGCGTTGCCACTAAGGGTAAAACCAAGGGCAAAATGATTAAGATGAACATGGGCGGCAAAGCCTGTTAAGGAAACATCATGCCAATGACACCAGCAGCAGCTAAAAAATACAAGCCTAGGCGCACGCCTGAGTCTCAAAACGAAGTTATCTATCCTGAGACTCGTGCAAAGATGGAAGCAGCCAAAGCCGAAGTCGCAGACCGTAAAGCCGCTGCAGATAATGAAGCCGCTTATGACCTTTCTTCACGCGTAAGTATGGGTGATATGTTCGAAAAGAAGGCTAAAGGTGGATCAGTTGGCTCAGCTTCTAGCCGTGCTGACGGTTGCTGCACCAAAGGTAAAACTCGTGGAAAGATGGTGTAACTATGGCTACACGTTGGGACAACCTACCCGGTCTTAAAGATGACGTCATAGAGCGTGCTAAAGAAGACTTTGCAAAAGGCAAAAAGGGCCGTAATGTAGACTCTTCTAAGCTTACTGGCGGCGCTAAAGAAGCCGTTCGGGAAGCTGGCAAACGTGCGGATAACCGTAACGTTGGTCGTGCTGGTGCTGGTCAAGTTATGTTTGAAATTGGTTATGGGGTTGGTCGTAAGATTGACGAAAAGACTGGTCTAGGTAAAAAGATGGTTGATAAGTCTGGCCTTGGTAGCGCCGCTGAAAAAGCAGCAAACCGCCGCGACAAAGTTGAGTTGTCCAAAGATGCTAAGGCTCGTTTAGATGAAGAAGAAGTTGATAACTATCGACGTGAAATTGACGCTAACGAAAAAGCCCGCAGAGAGTATTCTGGTCGCTATGAAGACGGTACTCGTTTGCCCAGCGAAGAGAACTACAAAGGCGATGATATGAAGCGTGGGGGCCGCGTTAAAAAGATGGCTTCCGGTGGCATGACTTCCGGAGCGTCTTCCGCTTCTAAACGTGCTGATGGTATTGCCTCTCGCGGCAAGACTAGATGTAAGATTTGCTAAGGATAAATCATGATGGCATCCCGTGGAATGGGCGACATAATGCCCAGCAAAATGCCCAAAGGCAAGCGTAAAGCTCGTCGGGATGACACTGATTTCACACAGTACGCTGAAGGCGGCAAAGTAAATGCGGCTGGCAATTACACAAAACCCGGCCTGCGTAAGCGGATTGTGTCTCAGGTAAAAGCCGCAGCTACACAAGGTACGGGTGCAGGACAATGGTCAGCACGCAAAGCGCAACTTGTTGCTAAGAAGTACAAAGCTTCTGGTGGAGGGTATAGAGATTGAAAGCTCCGCAAAAGTCTCTTAAAGACTGGGGCGACCAGAAATGGCGCACTAAGTCTGGCAAACCGTCAAGTAAGACGGGAGAGAGATACTTGCCTGAAGCAGCTATTAAGTCTTTATCACCATCAGAATATGCCGCTACAACACGTGCAAAGCGTGCTGGCAAGAAAGCCGGAAAGCAGTTTGTAGCGCAACCAAAAACAATTGCAAAGAAAACGGCGGGATTTAGATGACTACTTCTGGAGTTGCAGCGTTTAATCTTGACCTCAATGAGATTGTTGAGGAAGCGTTTGAGCGTGCGGGCTCCGAGCTTCGCACGGGCTACGACTTACGTACAGCCCGTCGTTCGTTAAATCTGTTGTTTGCTGATTGGGCAAACCGTGGCATTAACATGTGGACGTTTGAGCAGGGGACGCTTACCTTTACTCAGGGTTTAGCCACGTACGCACTGCCAAATGACACTGTGGATTTGCTAGAACATGTAATTCGCACAGGTGCAGGTAACTCTTCTACGCAGTCTGACCTAACAATTACCCGTATTAGTGTTTCTACCTATGCAACTATCCCCAATAAGATGCAACAAGCCCGCCCAATTCAGGTGTGGTTTCAGCGTCTAGATGGACAAACATCGTCCGTAGGGACTACATTAAATGGTGGAATCTCAGCTACAGATACCACGATTACGCTAACCTCTACTGCTGGTTTGGCTACTACTGGCTTTGTTTTGATTGAGAGTGAGACTGTGCAGTATGGCTACATTAGCGGCAATCAGTTAATGAACTGTTTTCGTGGGCAGAACGGCACAACCGCAGTGGCGCACTCTACTGCCGCCGCTGTTTACTCACAAAACTTGCCATCCGTAACTGTTTGGCCGACCCCAGATGGATCACAAACCTACCAATTCGTTTACTGGCGCATGCGCCGTATTGATGACGCAGGCGGCGGCACTCGGACTATGGATGTACCTTTCCGTTTCTTGCCCTGCTTGGTTGCTGGACTCGCCTACTACTTGGCGCTAAAAGTTCCAGAAGGGGCAGGGCGTTTAGACGTCCTCAAAGCTCAATACGACGAAGCGTGGCAGTTAGCGGCTGGCGAAGATCAGGAACATGCTTCTTTGCGGTTTGTACCAAGGCAAATGTTTATTGGTGGTGGTACATAAATGGGCAATAGGTTTGCTTCCGGTAAGAACAGTATCGCCATGTGCGATCGCTGCGGCTTCCAGTTCAAATTAACGGCGCTTCGTAAAGAGATTCAGAAGACTAAGATTTACAATCTGCTTGTTTGTCCTGAGTGCTGGGATCCAGATCAGCCGCAGTTGTTGCTAGGCATGTATCCAGTTGATGATCCACAAGCTGTACGCAATCCGCGTAGGGATACAACCTACTATACGGCTGGTACAAACGGCTTGCAAACAGTAAACTCTACTAGCAACGCCCCGGATGCTGCTGGTTTTGTAACGGGTGGTTCTAGGGAAATTCAATGGGGCTGGGCTCCAGTTGGTGGATCGAGTGCTTTTGATGCGCCTTTAACACCAAATTACTTGGTGGCAACGGCATATGTTGGTACAGTTACGGTAACAGTTACTTAGGAGATTAAAATGGGATTTAAAAAAGCAGCAGACGGCGTCGCTAAAAAAGGTAAGACAGATGTTCAAATCTTCCCTAACAGCGGCCCCACAGCACCAAACCCCAGAGGCGGTAAGAAGTCTTCTGGCGTGACCAGCGAAGCGATGATGAAAGTCGGTCGCAACATGGCCCGTGTAATGAACCAAAAGAAAGGTTAATCATGGCTAAATTTAGTAAAAAAGTTATGGGCAAAGAAGTTGGTGATGCCGCTACTTATGCTGCACCGCACAAAATGAATGGCAAGCCTTTGGTAATGTCGACTAACCCCGGCAAGGATTCCAGCATTAGTAGCCTTAGCACCATGAAGATGAGTGTTGGTAACTACAACAACGGCCAGAATGAAACCAAAACTTCAGGCATCAAAGTTCGCGGCACAGGCGCAGCAACTAAAGGCTTGATGGCTCGGGGCCCAATGGCATGAATTACGCCGCACTCAGCGCTGCTATTCAAGCGTACACGGAAAACACGGAAGCAGATTTCGTGGCTAATATCCCTGTGTTCGTTACGCAGGCTGAGCAGCGTATTTACAATTCAGTTCAGTTTCCGTCTATTCGCAAGAACATGACGGGTGTGGTATCTACCACTAGTACATACTTGTCCGCACCTGATGACTTTTTGGCTGTGTATTCACTGGCTGTTGTTGATGCCGACGGCAACTACGAGTACTTGCTGAACAAAGATGTAAACTTTATTCGCCAAGCTTATCCCAGCCCAACTGAGACAGGTTTGCCCCGATATTACGCTTTGTTTGGCCCAACAGTTGCCGGAAGCGCAATTACTGATGAGTTGACGTTTATTGTTGGCCCCAAGCCCGATGCCAACTACGTAGTTGAGCTGCACTATTACTACTACCCAGAGTCCATTACGGTGGCGGCGGATGGTCGTACGTGGCTTGGTGACAACTTTGACTCCGTGCTTTTATATGGTTCTTTGGTTGAGGCTTACACCTACATGAAGGGTGAGCAAGACATGATGCTGCTGTACAACACCAAGTACCAAGAAGCGCTTGGGTTGGCTAAACGTTTGGGCGATGGTATGGAGCGTCAAGACGCTTACCGTTCTGGTCAGTTCCGTCAGAAAGTAACTTGATATGGCGATTGTCCAAACTCAAACCACTAGCTTTAAAGCGCAGTTGTACCAAGGTATTCATGACCTGACGACCGATGTAATCAAGATTGCTTTGTACACGGCTAATGCCAACTTAAATGAAGACACAACTGTGTACAGCGCAACCAATGAAGTAGCTAATACAGGTACGTATGTAGCTGGTGGCGCACAGTTAACACCTATCACGGTGTCGTCTTCTGGATACACCGCCTATGTTGGCTTCCCAAATATCTCATGGACAGGCGCAATTACGGCTAGGTGTGCTTTGATTTACAACGTCACGCAAGGTAATAAGTCTGTTGCTGTGTTGGACTTTGGTTCAGACAAAATTTCTACGACTACGTTTACTATCACCATGCCGACAAACGGCCCAACCACTTCATTGATTAGGAGTTCAAATTGATTGTTACGACAACCAAAGGCGAAATGGACGATTCTCTTCTTGAGAAAAAAGAAGGCTTCGTTGATAATGACAACGAGTACACCACTTGGGTGGAGTATTGGTTGGATGGGGAACTTGTGCATAGGTCTGCACACGTTGAATTAAAAAAATCCGTGGTGCTTTCCGGTTCCACAGCTTCTTTCGAGTAAAGGAAAAATCATGGCAAATACTCAAGCAATGTGTTCATCGTTCTTAGGTGAATTGATGACAGCAACGCATAACTTCACAACAGGTACGGGCAACACTTTTAAAGCCGCTTTGTATTTGGCTTCGGCTACAGTGAATGCTTCTACAACAGTGTACTCAACTACTGGTGAAGTTACAGGCACAAACTACACTCCCGGTGGTGTAACAGTGACAAACGGCACATCGCCTTTGTCTTCAAACACATCGACCACTGCTGGTACAGGTTACTGGACACCTAGCGCAAGTATCACCTATACAAACGTTACATTGTCTACGGCATTTGATGCGGTGTTGATTTACAACTCATCGGCTTCTGACAAGGCTGTTAGCGTTCACACCTTTGGTTCACAGACTGTGACTGCTGGTACGTTCACATTAACAATGCCTTCAAACACTACATCCACTGCGTTGCTGCGTTTAGCTACAACCTGATCCTCCTAAACAGGAGGGCAGGACATGACAACCGCATGGGGCGCAGGGGCGTGGGGCGACAATAGTTGGGGAGGTCAGCAATCTGAAATCTCCGGCGTTGCCGCGTCTGGTGCTGTTGGTACATTAACGCCAGAAACCAT